CAACAAGCGCGTCTGTTGCCTCAATTAACCCCATCGCGAAAACGTGCGGCCCCTGCGAAGAAACGCATTGTTTTTCCTACTCCTGGGGCTGGAGCCAAATCAGCCACTGTTGTGCCGACAGAAATACGTCTAATTATGACCCACAAGCGCCTTACTATTCCAACATTAGACCCGCTCATATGGGCCTGCTCTCGCAGCAGTTCGGCTCAAGCATTGGAGCTTATTGCCGCCGATGCGCCGATTCGCGTCGACCGAAACGGCGACACGGCACTCATCTGGGCCTGCGCCAACAAAATGCCCGTAGTTGCGTTAAGGCTTGTTGCTAGCAATTTGTTGCTCGGACATGTCGACCGCGAAGGCAACACCGCCCTGATTTGGGCATGTGTTCATAATATGCGCGAGGTCATTGACGCACTAATGTCTACTGACAAGGCCAACGTCGCACACGTAAACAAACGCAAACAAACAGCCAAAATGTGGATTGAACATCACAAACGCAATTTCGAAGCAGAAGAGGCCAAAAAGGCGGCCCAGGCCACCCAATCTGAGCCCACACAGAAAACATCCGAAGATTCATTTGTAGTTGTGACCGATGGGGTGTAAGTTTGCAGCCGTAAGATGCGTTCAGACGGCCCATTTTTATCCTCTCGATGAAGCAAATGTCGGTCTTTCCAGGAGGATATAATTTAGGGCAATGCGTTGAGTTTGAACCCAAGGTCGATCTGTTGGAGGCACGCATTGCGTTGGTCGAAAAGCGCAACCAAACATTGACTGAATTGCTCGAGAAAAACACCGAATATTTACTCAAGGAAATTATGCTGCTTAAAGCTCAACTCGGAGGCGTCAAGGAGGTAAAAAAGGAGAAAACACCAGAAAATGCAGACATTGACGTCATTATTCAACGATTGGCCAAGTCAGCGTCAGCATCTAGTACAACCGATGCAGAACCCAGTAAAACCGAGGCAGCACCCATCAAACCAGTGTTCCGACGTAGTTCCGATGTAGTCTTCAAGACCAGTGAAATTAATTTATGGAAGCCATATCCATTATCTACTCCAACAAACGTCGATTGTCGACTACCACAAAGAGGTAATGCAACAGAAGACACACCAACAGAAGACGCACACACAGAACAACCAACCACGGTATAAAACGTCTATATATTGTATAAACAGACAACAATATGCCTGGTGGATTGCTCGTGCTTGTCAGCGAGGGGCAGCAAAACTTATTGATAAATGGAAACCCCCAAACTTCGTTCTTCAAGGCGGGCTTCAAGCGCTACACCAATTTTGGTATGCAAAAGTTCCGAGTTGATTACGACGGCAATACCCAGCTAAGTTTAAACGACGACACGACGTTCAAGTTCCCCATTCCGCGCAATGCAGACCTTTTAATGGATGCATTTATCTCTGTCGATCTCCCCACAATTTGGTCACCTATAATGCCGCCGCAAGTGAATCCAATAACGGGTCTCGTTGGCAACTGGGCGCCGTACGATTTCCGATGGATCGAATATCTCGGGGCGCAAATGATTCGAGAAATCACAATTACATGCGGCAACCAGACGCTGCAGCGCTACTCGGGGCGGTACCTCTTGGCCGCCGTCCAGCGCGATTTCAGTGCCGACAAGAAGGCGCTTTTTGAAGAGATGATTGGCCACGTTCCCGAGCTATTTGACCCCGCGTCGGCGGGCATCCGCACCAACATGTACCCATCTGCATACTACACGGACGCCTTTTCTGGCCCAGAGCCGTCCATTCGCGGGCGCACCTTGTATATCCCGCTGAATGCGTGGTTCGGACTCAAAACGCAGCAGGCCTTCCCCCTGGTTGCTCTGCAATACAACATTCTGCAAATCAACGTAACATTTAGGCCTGTGCGCGAGCTTTTCCAGATTCGTGATGTGCTCGACGAGGTCAACGACTACCCCTATGTGGCTCCTAATTTTAACGCCTACTACATGCAATTTTACCGCTTTTTGCAGCCGCCGCCGGACATTGCGCTCGGTATAGGGTCCTATGTTGACAAACGGACGCTATGGAATTCAAATATTCATCTAGTGTGCACATATGGGTTTCTGTCGCGCGACGAGCAGCAGGAGTTTGCCAGCGCCGAGCTGAGATATATCATAAAAAACGTCTACGAGGATATTTTACGCGACGTGGCTGGCAGTCGCCGACTGGAGCTGACCAACTCGCTCGGCCTCGCTGCAGACTACCTCTTTTTCTTTCAGCGCAGCGACGTTAATCTGCGCAACGAGTGGTCAAATTACACAAACTGGGCGTATAGGTATGCGCCGAACCTGGAGTCACCTGCGCCGACGCAAGGCAACTGGCAGACTATGGATCCGAGTGGAAACATGATAATTATCGGCCCCGGCGTCAATCCCAATGGTCGCCTAACGGGGCTCATAATTACGAACCAATACAATCCACAGAATGCGCGCGATATTCTGCGTGGCATGTCGATTCTCATTGACGGCGAGTACCTCGAGAATCCACAGCCGGCTGGCGTATACAATTGGCTCGAGAAATACACGAAAACACCTGGGAACGCACCAAACGGGCTTTACTGCTACAACTTTTGTCTGAATACAGACCCCTTTGTGCTGCAGCCCAGTGGCGCGTGCAACATGTCGCGGTTCACGCGCATAGAGTTCGAGATAGACACCATTATACCGAACGCCAACCCACTCGCACAGACCCTCGTCATCTGCGACCCCGCCACTGGCGCCCCTATTGGGGTCAACAAGCCGACGTGGGACATTTACGAGTATCAATACGACTTGCGCGTGTTTACAGAGAAGCTCAACTTTGTCGTGTTCAAGGGAGGCAATGCAGGGCTCGAGTACGCGCTATAAATACGGTTTTTTCTAGTATTAATATAAATGTATGCAGGAAGTTTGCACTCGTCTGCTATATTTGACCATATCATAAGTATAGGGTATGAATTCGAAACACACGAGTTAACCAAGCTCTCGTTAAATGACGGCATGCTCGTAAATACCCCAGCCACTATGGCGTCCATATCGGACGGTCTCGCTGATAATAGCATTACAAAGGTTGACCAGCACAGATATAAGTTTACCGATACCGATTTAGGGATGGATATTGTCGAGTACATGGACGAAAAACAGCCATCTGGAGACATAATGTTTAGCATCACAAACGACCTTGGAGAGTCCAACTTTGGCGAACATCTGGCGCCCAGGTGCAAAGACCTTCCGGGGCCTAAAAACGACCTATATATGCTCGACAATAAACCAATCAAATTTTCCGGGCTGCTTAATAATGACACATACTGCTATGATTTTTCTGGCGTCGAGTGGATTATTACCTATTATAAGCCGACTCGCGGACCTGATGTCATTATGCAGACCTTTCTCAATGCGTGCCGAATAATTGCCGCACACTTGCACGGTCTTATTAAGCGACAAGTTGCATTAACGGCCGCCGACGCAAACATCGGTACCGTATTTTTGTATCAGCATCCCAAAACCAATATGTATTATATGCAAACACACGACAAAAATCGCATTATAACGCCAATAAACATAGACAAAGCATTTGTAGTGCCCCAAATGACGTTCCGGTGTCGAGTTATGCACGCAGCGGCCATTATGAAACAAATCACAACACAACCGATAAGTAATCGGAGCGCCAATGAAATTCAAAAGGAGCACGACAAAATCGCAGGCGTCGAGAAATGCGCAGAAATGCTTGTTGCCAAGCAAAACCTCTCTGACCCGGAAATAGAAGGGTATTTATTCCTTATTTTGTATAAATTGTATGTGTACGTTAATGACTATGTGGGGCACTTTAACCCCAATGACGTCGAGGATTCTTTTAAAAATTACTTGGTGTTTATGACACGTGAAAACAATGGTGCTTTATATAGACGTATGAAAAAGAGGGTTGAAGATGTGGTGCCTTCCACATCTAATTCGGCGCAATATATTATTGCACTTGTAAATCAGCCAGACATATTAGGTAAATATATATACACAAAATCCCGTAAGCAAAAGGCGCTAACACACAAGCCAATGACAGCCCGGTCAAAATCATACGGCGACCCATCTGTGTCGTTTGTGTCGTATTTTCACTACTTGGAAAGCACCAATTCAGATTGGCTTATCGATGCGGGAATAGACGTGTTTACTGGGTCGGGAGGGGCTGGATTTAACGACGACACCCTGCTTATTGAAAACCGATGGTTTTTTGATGAAATGCGGACATATTTGAAGCTCGAGCAAAACATCACAATGGGAAAATATATGGAGCTTGGTGATTTGCAGCGGATCTATACGCAGTTGGTGGCAAACAAAAAGCTGATTGCCAACATTGCAGATGTAAAAACAAAAATAGAGACCAAGACCAAGACCAAGACCCAAAAGCGTCAAGTAAAACGGTGTGCGACAGGGTCACGTCGAAACAAAAAAACAGGGGCATGCGACAAGAAATAATTTAGCCACTCCGCATCTCGTCGACGTCGGTCGTCGAGGTAAACACCAGTTCTGGTTTGGTTAACTGCTTCATGTGAAAAATAACTGCATTCAATGCGGGTTTTATTTTAAACAACCGAAACATTACCGTATAGCTGTACGACGACTCGTATACGCCAATAAACGTCTTGGCGTCGGTTGCAGTAGCAGTCAGCAGGTCGTGAATCGCATTCAGCTCGCGTTTATCGTAAGGC